AATTTAGAAACATGTTTATCAATAGCTTGTCTTCTATATTTATCTACTGAACTTATATCAACATTATTTTTATTTATTTCATTTTGTATAGTATTAATTCTATCCCCAAAAGATTCAATTTCTAATTGTTCTCTCGTAAATTCTCTTGCAGCAATTTTAGCAGTATATTCACTTTCTATTTCACTATTATATAGTACGTTATAGAGATTTTCAGCATATATATCTCTAACTTTATCCATTTTAGCAAAAGCTTGATTAGTAAAATCTTCTTCAGATTTAGTAAGTTGAACACCAGCTTCTCTAAAATATTCTTTAAATTCAGGACTTGTAATATATTCTTTTAATAAATTATAAGTACCTGCTTCATAAGCATTAATAGCTAAATTAGTAAAATAATCATCAATAACTTGTTGTTTTTTAATTTCAGCTTCTTCTGGAGTAAGTTTTCTATGAACATCAACTCCTTCATCTTGAAGTCTTTCTCCAGTAATAGGATCTTCAACATAATCATCTGGAGAAATATAATCATTTAACATAGTAAGTTTATCGACAACATCTTTATTTAAAGCAGCACGGTCTTGAATTTCTTTATTCATTATTTTTTCTTCAGCAGTAAGAGTATTAAGAATATTAGCATCAGATTCTTTACCTTTTAACTTTTTAGCTTTAATTTGTCTTTGAAGAGCAGAAAGTCCTTTACCAGCTCCTTGAAAAACCATGCCTCCAACAGCACCCCAAAATGCTTGTTCCCATATTTTATCATCAGTAATATAACTTTCAATTGTACGAGGAATATAATTAGGATCTAAATACATTTTAGCAACTTCTTTACCTTTTTCAGTTTGAATACCTTGATATCCTTCTTCAAAAGCTTCACTAAGTTGCAAAGTGCCAATAGTACTTAAAGGGTGTTTAAGAGCTTCTTTAAATTCATCTGTTCTATCTTTCCAAAAACTTCCTTTAGGAATATCTGTACTGGCACTTGGTTGACGTGCATTTGCATTAGCTTTTTTACGAAGATTTTCAATTGCTTGTTTATTAGAACGTCTAATTCTTGAAGTAGGTAATTTTTTACCAACTTTACCAAATAATTGGCCAATACCTCTAAATTGCAAAATATCTTGACCAAGCATAGCATAATCATTAATAAAAGTTTTATCAGCAGATTCTCCAGCAATATATTTTGCTATTTGGTCAATAGTTTTACCATTTAATTCAGGATTTCTTGCATAAAAATCTTTCCATTGTTGGTCAGTATATTTTTCAAGTTCTTGTTTAGTAGATTCATAAGTTTCTGTCCAAACACCTCTTGCTTCCATATAATTTTCCATAGTACGAGAAAGAACAGCATTAGTAGTTAAATTATTAATATATTTAACAGAATTATCAAGACGAGCAACTGAAGGAGCTTTAATACCAGCACCTTTCATAGCTTTATGAGTAAGTTTAGCTAAACCTCTTGTAGAAGCATTATATGCTCTTCCTATTTTATTAATTTTCCCTAATGCTCCAATAGCTTTAGTAACACCAAGAGTAGGCAACATCATAGATAAAGTACTAAAAGCACTTATTCCATTATTAGCCCACCAACCAAAATCACCAAATGCAAAAGTAGCATTTGGATCTTTTTGATAAATTTCAAATTCATCTCTAATAGTATTTTGAATACCTTCAATATATTCACTTACTGGATTAGTATAATCATTTTCATCAGTAAAAACTTGTCCTACAGCATCTACAATATTACTAAGAGAAAGAAACGAACCAAGAACGGCTTCATTAGCAACTCCTTGTATTATCATATTACCAAGTTGTTCAAAAGCAGATTGATTTTCTGCACGTTGACGTTTTAAACTTTCTTCAGAATCAATATTATTAACAGTAATATCTTGTTCTTCAAACTTTTCTATTTCACGAGGACTATATTGTGAAGTATATCGAAGTTTATTAGCCATTCTATTAACATCTTCAGCAAAATCATCACTCATTGTATTAGAAACAAGATAAGGGGACTCTTTGGCCCCCTTTTTAGTTTTAGGATTATATTTAGGATTTCTTACTAATTCTCCATTATTTATAAAATCAATAACTTTACTCATATCTTATATGTTTAATTTACTTCCTAAATCTTTACTTAAAACAGCATAATAACGTTCTAATAAATCAGGTCTTCCAATAGAAGTTGTTATAGTTTTTGCAATTTCAAAAATACGTCCATTTAATCTTTCAATAGCATTTTCATTATCTAATTGTAAATTTCCTTGTACGAAATTATTTTGAATATCAATATATTCATTCATAGCTGAATAAATATCTACGGCTGCTTCTCTATTAATGTTAATAGCTGTATTTCCATTTTTATAAGTAAATATATTACCACCATTAGCTATTAATTGTTGAGCTCCTAATGTAGGAGTTTCAAAACTTTCACTAAGATTAGATGTCATTGCGTAAGCGTCCATTTTAGCAATATGATCTGAAGCCTTAGTATATGGACTATTTTCAAATGCTTCTTGTGCTTCATCATTAACTAATCCGGGAATAAAATAAGTTTTTGGAATACCTGTTGGTTTACCAGTATTATCTAATTTAGGATAAATCGTTATATTAGTACCAGTACCAAAAAAAGGATTATGTGCAGAATTAAATACAGCTCTACCATTTCCAACGGCTGCTACTATTTCATTACCTTTATCTTCTCTATCTTTAGTATTTGTAATTTCTCTAAAAGTTCCATATTGGTCATCATTTTCTACAGTAAACATTTTAGTATTTCCAAATCCATGAGCTATAGTTTTCCTTATTAGTTCTTCTTTGTCAATATTAAGTCTAAGACGATATTCTGTTTCATCAATTTGACCAGTATTAAGTTGATGTAAAAGTAATTGTTGATAATTTGTTTCACCACTAAGAGATTGATGACCAATAGTAATTTCATCGTAATTATCAAGTTTAGTACTTATTTTTTCTTGTTGTTTAATAAAATCGTTAGAATAATTAAGAAACTTTTTATTAGCAGCTTTTTTATATCTATTATATAAATATATATTACCAAAACCAACAGCTGCATTATGTGCAGGATTTAAATTATAATATAAAGGAACTGTATATTTACTATCTTGTTGTGATTGAGGAATTATAGGATTATATTCAGCATCTAATACTTGTACATTAATATTATCTACATTACCTTTAACAGCAGCATTAACAGTATTAGATAAAAGTAACATATTTTGATAATATTCTTTTGGAAGTCTAATATAAGAAACACTTTTTCCGTCAATTTCTTTTCTTCCTGTACTAAAGCCTAAACCAAGAAAACCTTCTTCATTATTAGAATTTAAAATTTGAATAGCTTGATTATATTCATCTGTATTATTAAAACTAACATCATAATATTGACCTTTATCTCCAAATTCAATTTGAACATCTTTTAATAATTTTTGGTCATATGGATTATCTTTGTTAAAACTACCTCCATTTTTCATTCTATTAACATAATCTACTAAATATTTATCATCTCCTTTTAAATCTTTAGTTAGATTATCATAATTCATTGTAGTTTCATTATATTCTCTAATAAGCTCACTACTTTTAACTCTAAAATCTACAAGTTGTTGTTCTGTAGCACCATTATTTTTAAAAATTAAATATGCTCTTTCAAGAGTATTTTTCCAACCATCTGTACTTGCATTAGTCATATCGACATTAACGTCTCTACCAACAGCAGTTTTAAATAGATTATATAAATCATTCTGAATATTTTGTTTTTTACTCATTAATTCAGAAGTCATATTATAATTAAGAGTTATTGGTTTAGTATCACTTGTTCTATTTAATGATTTTATATACTCATCGTCAAGTTCAGCATTCTTTTTAGCAGTTTCTGCTGCTTGTTCAGCGGCCTTATAAGTTTTTAATCCATTTCCATAAGTGGTTTTACGAGTAGTATTATAATATTCAGCAGCATATAAAGCAGGAGATATTCTTTTATTTAAATATTGTTGAGGAGAAAGAGTTATACCATTATCGTCAGTAACATCACTCACAATATTATATTTTCCTTTAGTAGTATTTATAGCTTTTTTATGTTTCCAAAGAGCAATATCGTAATCTTGTTGAAGACTTTCTTTAGCACCTGGAGTAGATTCAATAGCCGCTCTAATACCAGCTTCTATTTTACTTCTATCAAGTTTTTCAAAACTATGAGTAGTATCATCATAATATTCTCCATCAAATACTTCGTTTGGATTAGTAGTAGGATTACCGTTTTTATCAAGCCAACGAACTTGATTATAACTACCAGATTCTCTTGCAGCCCATTGTAAACCTTTAGAAATCAAAGAAGATAAATCTACAACAGCGGTTGGAGAAATATTAGGATTCCATTTTGTTCCACTAATTACTTTTCCAGTTTTTTCATCTACAATATCTTTATAATAATAAGGATTATTTTCTAAATAATATTCTTTATAATCTTCTGGAAGAGTCTTATCATTTATGATCTTATTTTTAAATTCTGTATAATCTTTTTGAGCTTGAAGTCTGCCAATCATTCCAGCGTCAGAAGCTAAATTACCAGCTTTAACTATTATATCATCTAATGCAGCAGCAGAATTTCCAAATATAGTATTATTATCTATAGTTTGTTGTATTTCAGATATTTTTTGCTGTCTCCATTCATTTTCAGCTTCATTAAGTTCAAGTTTAGCCATTTCAGCTTGAAGATTAGAAGCAGTTTTAATAGCTTCTTTATGACCTTGTTCAAGAGTATTAAAAGTATTTCCTAAAGTATTTAAATCTACTGTTGGAACATATTCTGTATTAATATAATTAAAACCTTTCATATAAACTATGTTTTTAATTGTTTTTATTTCCGTATGCTCTCAACCATGATTCTATCATATCATTTGTTATACCTCTTACACCAAGAGCTTTTAATATAATAGGATTAACATTAGGATTTGCAGCAGCAATAGCTCTAATATTATTTTCAGCAGCTAATCTTTTTTCAAAATTACCAATAGCGTTTTGTACTCCAGCATTAATGCTATTAATCAATCCTATAGTATTTTCAGATTGTTTTTCAATAATAGCATTTTCAAAAGCATTTTTCTTTTCTTTCCAAGTATTATAATTAGTAATATTTTGATTAGCAACAGCTTGTTGATTAAGTCTATCTTTATTAATTAATTCAGTTTCAGTATTTTCTTTATTAGCATAAATATTATTAAGTAATTTAATAGTATTTAATCTACCAAGTTGTTTTCTACCTAAAGCAACTCTTGAACTTGCAGTATTAGCATCAATTTGTCGTTCATACGCTTGTTGTTGATCTCTAATAGCATCAAGTTGAGGATTAATATTAATATTTGTTTTAAGTTTAGAAGGAATTAAATTAACAGGAGCTTTAGTATATTTCATTTTATATAATGCTTTCTTATTAGCATTAAATCCTATAATACTTCCAATAATATTTGAAGCAATACCAATACCATCGCTAATTAAAGAATTATATCCTCGTTTTTTCATAATATTATTACGATTATCATAATCTTGTTTAGTATTTAAATCTACACTAGTAATAGGATTAAATCTACCTTTAGTATCAAGAATATCATATTTGATTTCTTCTACGGGGGTATGATAATTAACAATTGGTTGATTTATTTTATTAGCTAATTCATCTTCAAGTCCTAAACTATAAATTTCTGGATTAAGAGTAACAGTTTTTTCAATATCTTCAATACCACCATTTTTGAACTTTATTCGTTTCCCCGTAGAGGGAATCATTCTTAGACTTGTCTTACCATTGCTTGTAACTGTATAAACACCACCATTTTTAGCACGTTTACGAAGTTCAGGATATTTAGAATAAACTTTAGCTTTAATATCATTGCGTCCATGAAGTCCTGCAAGTCTTAAAGCATCAATAGCATCAGACTTAGTAGGAATAGGATAACTTCTATTTTTACCAGCAAAATCTTTTTTATCTACATTAGGATAAGGTTTAGATTTAGAACCATAATCTTTAGAACGACTTAAACCACCCATACGTTTTTTATTTCTTCTTTTATAAAAATCATTAACTAAACTATCTCTATTAGCTAAACCAGATTCTTTATATATTTTATTAATTTCTTCTCTAACTTCATCATCAGTACCTCTAAGAATAGCTCTTTGCATAGGAACATATTTTTCATCTTCAGGATTAAAATATACTCTTGCAATTTTACCACTTCCTCTATTATAAATTAAATTAGTAAGTAAAGCTTCTTTAGTTTCAGTAACATCACCTTCATCATTATAATATTTACGAATAAAATCTATTCTTCGTTTAGCACTTTGATTTGCACTTTTAATTCTTTTAAATCTTAAATCTCTTTCATCTTCTTCAGTAATATATTCTCTTCCTTTAGAATCTTTTTTAATTTTATCACTAATATTACCTCCAGTATATCTATCTACTCCCATTCCAAAATTATCTTTATCAAAACCTTTACCTTTAGGAGCATACCATCTACGATTAATTCTATCAAATTCTATACTATCAGGATTTTCAGAATAATTAATTAATTTACCAACTTCAGTAGTATCATAATAAGGGGTATAATCTGGACTAATAATAGGATTTTCTAAAGTAGAAACATTATTTGCTAAACTTTGCATTTCTTTAATTTTTTCAAAACCATTTTTCTTAGTACCATATCTACTTTTATTTTTTCTATTTCGATTATTCTTAGTACCATCATCGTTAATATTATTAACATCTTTATATCTTTCTTGAGCATTAAAAACTTTATTAGGATTATTTCCTTTCATAACTTTTTCAGCAGGAGATTCACCATTAAGAAAAGGAACAGAACTAAACACTTTAACTTCAGTAGGAGATATATGCATAACTTCTCCATCTTCAACTTCTAAACCAGTACGAGGATTCTTGCCAATATCAATACCACCTTGTTCATGTTTTCTACCTTTCATATAGTAATAATTCTTTTTATTAGGAATAGGTATAGCAACACCACCACGAACTATATTAGGTCTAAGTCTTTTATTACTCATAATCTGTTATATTGTATATTTTGACGTTATATAAAGCCTTATAACGTTATCTTATATTGAATTTGATTAATTATACAAGAAAGCATATTAAAATCAATGTAGAGCTGATAACAGCTATTATTTACGCTTTTTCTTGCCTTTGCAGCCTCCCAATTTCATTTGAGCGAGTCTATCGGAGTATTGGTTATTATTAGGAACTTGTTGATTAATATTTTGAGTAACAGGTTGAGTGGAAGAATAACTATTAGGAGTAAGAGAAGTTTTTTGTTCATAATCAAAACCATCAGCTTTTTTAATCATTTTAGGAGTACTTGGACCGCCAATTAAACTATTAGCAACAGATCCAACACCAGAAACAATTCCTCCAACAGTATCGTTAAGATTATTACCACTAAATTGATTTGCGATAGTAGAACCGAAATTAGCTTTCTTTCTACCACCACAAGCATATTTCTTTTGATTTTTAATTCTATCTGTATAATTATCTTGTTTAGTTTTCATTTTTCCACCATTTTTTAAAACAACTTTCTTTTTATATTCGTCAACATAATCTTGATTAGCATAACTTTGAGTCATAGCTTGTGCAGCAGCTAAACTATCTTGTCTATATTGTTCTTCTTGTTGCATTTTAAACGCTTTTTCTTCTGCTTTTTTTCTTTTAGCAGCACCAATAGCAGAACCTATAACACCACCAACAGCTCCTATAATACTACCTAAAAATGCTTTATCACGTTTAACAATTTTATTTTTCATAACTTACTTATTTTATAACTAAGAGATTCAAAATCAATACGTCTATCTTGCATTAAAAATTCAAATTCAATAATAAAATAATTACCATAAAGTCTACTCATAACAGCAGCAGATTGATCTCCTTCATTACCAATCATATTTCTAAGATAACTAAAATTCCAATTACCTAAATCCCAATAAGGTTTTTTATAATTACCAAAAATATTTTTATGTTCATTAGGATCAATGCTTTCGTTATCAACAGTAATATTTATATCATTAGTGTTAACATTGTCATTATAAACTCTAAGTATTTGACCAGCATAAGGAGTATCTAATTTCTTTACGGGGAATGGAACATCGCCTCTTACAGATTCATCTACTTTATATAATTTATAAGTAATATATTCTAAAAACTTAACAATGTCATATCCTTCATTAATAATAAAAGACAGTTTACAACTATTATTAAATCCTTCAACAGCATTAGCATAACCATAAATATTAGCATAAGTACAATAATTATTAAATGCTTCAGTAAAATTATAAATAGTATCATATACTAAATTACCGCTTTGAAAACCATTAATAAAATAAACTCTATTTTTACTATTATAAGCATCTCTAAAATAATAACTATGAGTAGAAATAAAATTTTGAGTTTTATAATTATAACTAAGAACTAAATTACGTTTTTGAGTGAAAGTACTATCATCTTCATTTTTTCTAAATATATCATAATCAAATTTAATAAGTAAACGATTATTTCTAATATCATGAGCAAATCTTACATTATTAGGTTTAGCTTTAATAAGCCATTCAACAATATCGTTACTAATAATAGCTAATTGGTTATTATCAAATCTGTAAATATTATTATCGTCATTATTATAAAATATATAGCCAAATTGGTCAACAATAGCGCTTCGCTTATCTTGAAGACCTCCATAACCTAATTCAGAAGTAAATACTTCTTTATAAGCAACATCAAAAGCGTCTGGTTGATGAAGTTGAATATTTTGGTCAATAGTTTTAAGTTCATTATTTAAATCAAACATAAAAAGACTATGTTCAGTATGAGCTAAAACTAAATTACCAATTCCAACTAAATTAGTAATAATACCTTTATTTTCAGTAATATTTTTATATGCTTCTAAAGAAAACTTTCGCCAACTATTTTCTCTTGATTCATCTTGAATAACGTTACTTCTACGAATAGTTTTATTATAAACATCAATATCTTTAATATCTTCTCTATAATTACTATAAGTTTTAGGATTAAATTGGTCAGCACTACCTTGTCTATTTTCAAAAAGATCGATAGAATTAGCAGGAGTAACTATACAACCCGGCCAATATTTGCTATCATCTTCATTAGCATTTTCACTTCTTTGTTTCATAACAAAAAATTGAGTAGCAGGAGCATTTTTAAAAGATTTACTTTCATTAAAAATATTACTTATTTCAATGTGTTGTAAATAACACATAAAAGGAATATCAAGATTATAAGTATTATATTTAGTTTTAGAATCTAAATCTCTAAAAGGATAATAAGGATAATTATCGGCAATACGTTTTACTATTTTATCGCTTTCATTAAAATTAAATCCAGATTCGTTATATATAATAGTACCTCTATAAGTATAATGACCATCTAAACCTTTATCTATATAATCATAACCATCATCAAAATTATATCTAATATCGGTAAGTTTAATTAAAGTTTTAGAATTAGAAGTATAAATATTAGTATTAGATTTTAATAAACTAACTTTATATAAATTAATTTTATTATAAATAGAATTATCAGCTTTATATATATTAAATAGATTGTAATCATCGTCTATAGTTAAACAAGTACCAACACCAACTCTATTATCTTGTATGGAATTTCCTACACTTAATTTATAATTAGGCATTGCATATAAAGTATTAATACTTTTTTCTTTTAGTATTTCAACTTTATTTAAATCGTGCATATAATTAAATACATGATTACGTTGTTGAAAATTATAAAAATTAGGAATATTATCGTAAGGATTTTTACCTTGTCTAACTAAATCAGTAACAAAATCGTTTTTAATATCATCATAATCAAATAAATCGTTTTCAATTCTAAGTATATTATAATCTAAACTTAAAGTATCTTCAATATCAAAATAACTACTAAAAAACAGCATATTATTAGACTTAAAAGTATTACCAGAATTTCTAATTATTTTAGTATAACTTTCATTATTATTTGTATATCCATTTCCAACATCAATATTTCTAAAATCTATTCGAGTCAATAGACCAGTAACTCTTCTAATATATTCAGGTTTTTCATAAGAAATAAAATATCCAACATATCCATTTGGAATTATAACATTAGTTAATTTAGCACTATATAAAACATAATTACTATCATATAAATTAGAAGTAGGGCATTTAAATAATCTATCATTTTTATCATTAATAAAAATATTAAAATTATTAATATTAGTGTCTAATACTTCAAACCATTTTAAATTAGTATTTTCAAAACTATTATAATTATCTAATAATTTAACTTTAGTATTTTCTTTTACAGGTCGTGGATTATAAAGAGTTAATTTACTTTCATTATACATTGTATAAACTTGAGTAAATCTATTATTATTAATATCTGTAATAGTATCTTTAATACTTTTATTAACGGTAACAGCTATAAATGCTTTACTTTCTTGCCCATCACCTTGAACATCTTGATATATTACAGGAACTGGTATAATATCACTAAGATTAATACTTGTATCATCTAAACTATTTTTAGCTACAATTATATTATTATTATTAATTTTATATCCGTTAGTAAAATTACCGTATTTATCAACAAAATGTATAAAGAAATTATAAACTTCTCCGGGAATAAGGGTACTATTAAGTTTTCTTTTATTAAAACTATTTTGAGTATTAATAAATTCTCCACCCTGTAATAT